GAAACTTACTTTCAACCTTATGTTATGAGGGTAATAGATCAACAGAAAGCGAGAGAATCTATAGAAATGCAATAGGAGTTTTTATGCGAAAAGCTAGAGCAAAAGCACCTCCAAAATCAAACGCATGTCCTCAAAGAGCACCAAAAAATAATTACTTTAGCACTCTTATGAGTACACCCGAAGGTAGAGCCAAAAGGAAAGAATGGAGCAACAAGGCTAGAAAAAATGCAGGTAGACCAAAAGGTGTTCCTGATGGGCATCGTAAAGAAACAATCGAACCATTAAGAAAAAAAGCTAGAGAAGAAGCAAAAAAGGTAACTCAAATTATGAGCAAGAAATACAACATTGAAGACGACTATGCAAAAGAAGCATTGTCAACAGCAGTTGAAATTATGCGACTTGATGGAGAAGTTAGATCACGACTTGCAGCAGCGAGGCTAGTCTTAGACTTTAGTAAAAGTAAGCCAGCAACAAAAAGTGATGTCTCTATCAGTAAAGCTGAAGATTTCTTAACTTCGTTATTAAAAGAGGATGAGCATGGACAAGAAGCTAAAGGAGATACGCAAGAGGCTATTGAATGATTTTGAGTATTACAGTAAGTCAGCCTTAAAAATCAGAACAAAAGAAGGAAAGATTGAACCCTTAGTTTTAAATCCAGCCCAAAAAATAATTAATGACATAGTTAAAAAGCAATTAGAAACCACAGGCAAAGTCAGAGTCATTATATTAAAAGCTAGACAACAAGGACTTTCGACATACACAGGTGGTTATTTTTACCACTCTGTAAGTCAGAATCCTGCTAAGAAAGCGATGGTTATAACCCATCATGCAGACTCAACAAGGGCACTTTTTGATTTAACTAAAAGATTCCATGAACATTGTCCTGAAATATTAAAACCACATACTAAGTATTCATCTAGAAGAGAAATCAACTTTGATATCTTAGATTCTGGTTATGTCGTTGCAACAGCAGGTGGTGAAAGTATTGGTAGAGGTGAGACATTAACTCATGTCCACTGTTCAGAATTAGCTTTCTGGCAGAAATCAACGGCTGCTGACAATTTCAATGGTTTATTACAAGCCGTTCCAAATGCTAAGAAAACTGCAATCTTTATAGAATCAACAGCAAATGGTATTGCTAATCTATTTTATAAATTATGGACTGGTGCAGTACAAGGTGAGAATGAGTTTGTACCTTGTTTTATACCTTGGTTTACTGATCCTACATATCGTCTTCCTGTAAAAGAAGACTTTGAACTAACACCAGAAGAAAATGATTTAGCCAAAGAGTTTGATTTAGACAATGAACAATTAAACTTTAGAAGAACAAAAATAGCTCAAAATGGCATTGATCTTTTTAACCAAGAATACCCAAGTACACCAGAGATAGCTTTTCTTGTCTCAGGTAGACCAGTCTTTAATCCAGAACAATTACAAGAAAGACTAAAAGAAACAACAGAAGTTAAGGGTAGATTTGCACTAGAGAATAAAGAATTTGTAGAAAATCCTAGAGGTGAACTCACTACATATAGACATCACCAAGAAGACGAAAGATACATATTGGGATGTGATGTGGCTATGGGTGTCAGAGGTGGTGATTATTCTGTCATACAAGTTTTGGACTCTAAAAAGAACCAAGTGGCAATCTGGAGAAGTCACGTTCATCCAGATTACTTTTCAGAAGTTATTTATGCTTTAGCACATTACTACAATGAAGCATTTGTTATTGTCGAAAATAACTCACATGGAATATTGACTTGTACTCGTCTTGCTAAAGACATGGCATACCCAAACTTTTACACAGAAGTACAGGTGGACAAGCTCACCGACAGAGAGACTGTGAAACTAGGTTTTACAACTACAACGAAGACCAAGCCACTAATAATCGATGAACTACGCGCAGCAGTTAGGGACAGTGAACTAATACTAGAAGATAAAACAACTATTAGAGAAATGATGAGTTACATCGTAACTGAATCAGGAGCAATGCAAGCTGAAGCAGGAGCGTATGACGACACAATAATTGCTCTCGCGTTGGCGAACCATGCCCATGAGGGCAGTTGGAATCCTGTTAAATTTAATGACGACTTTTACATAGAGATGATCTAAAAATGGCAAAAAAACAATATAAGAAATTAGACGATACAAATATCGCAACACTTATAGACGACAATGTTAGACAAAGTGTTGGATATTACGATAGTGAGATCTCAACAGAGAGAACTCGCGTTGTCGATTTTTACAATGCAACATTACCTAAACCTTTCCATGATGGTAATAGTAAATACACTTCACAAGACGTTTATGATGCTGTCGAATCTGTAAAAGCAACTCTACTTGAAACATTCGGTAATGGCGGTGGTATGAATACCGTTAGATTTGATGCTATTAATGCTGATGATGTAAAACAAGCTGAAGTTTGCACAAACTACGTCAACTATGTTTGTCACCGTCAAAATAATTTATTTGGTGTAATGAATAGTGTAATACACGATGCTCTAACATCTAGAAACGGTATTGCAAAAGTTTATTGGCAAGAACAAGAAGAAACAATATTTGAAGAATTCGAAGATCTTACTCAAGATGAATTCGATATGCTTATCTCACAGCCTAATGTAGAGCTATTAGATAGTGAATATGATGAATTAGGTGCTGTAACAGGTAAAGTAGGTGTTACAAGAGATACTTCACAAGTTGTTATTGAAAGCATACCTCCAGAAGAATTCTTAATAGAAAGCCAAGCAAAAAGTTTAGATGATGTTAATTTTGTTGCACATAGAACTACAAAAACATTGTCAGAACTAAGAGAAGAAGGCTACTCAGAAGATCTCTTAGATAAAATAGGTTCAAGTGATGATGCAGATCATTTAACCGACCCAGAAATGTTAGCCAGATTTGATGATGTAGGTGGTACACAAACATTCTCAAAAGATGGTTATCAAGATCAAGTTCGTTCTGTTCAAGTTGTCGAGGCATACATATACCTAGACATTGAAGGGACTGGAACTGCAACACTTCATAGAATATTAAAAGCTGGTAACGCTATCCTAGAAAGGCAAGAGCAACCCAGAAGAAAACTACCGTTCATTAGTTTTGCAGCTATACCTATCCCTCATTCGTTCTTTGGTTCTAACTTTGGTAAAAAGATAGAAGCCACACAGATAGCAAGAACAGTTCTAACTAGATCTATTTTAGACCACTCGGTTATGACTAATAACCCACGTTACATGGTCACAAAAGGTTCACTTCCTAACCCTAGAGAATTATTAAACACTAGGGTAGGGGGTATCCTTAATGTTACGAGACCCGATGCTGTGATACCAATGCCTCAGCCTTCATTGAACCCATTTATCTACAACACAATAGATATGTTGGATAAACAAGCTGAGAACATATCGGGTGTCTCTGATTTGTCACAAGGTTTAAATAAAGATGCTATATCGAAACAAAACTCACAGGCATTAATTGAACAAGTAACTTCGATGGCGCAGCAGAGACAAAAGATTATGGCTCGTCATTTTGCTAATCAATTTCTTAAGCCTCTATACCAAGAAGTCTATCAACTTTGTATTGAAAATGAAGATCAAGAAAAGATCATCGAGATTGGTGGTGAATATGTACCAATCAATCCTGCACAATGGGCAGACAAGAGAGATGTAACTATAGCTCTTACATTAGGCTACGGTGAGAACAAGAAAGAAAGTGAGAAATACATGGCTATGCACCAAGTTATTAGCCAAGATCCAAACCTCAGTAAAATGTATCAACAAGAAAATCAATATGCTGTTATTAAGAAGGTTATGGAATTGTCAGGGATTAAAGATACTGCCAGTTACATCACACCTCCTGATAGATTGCCTGAAGAGCAGCCAGATCCAGCTCAACAAATGCAAATGCAAATGGCAGCTAAACAAATTGAAATACAAGAGCGTCAAACTAAGATTGCTGAACTCAAATTACAGTTACAAGCTGAGAATGATAAGTTGAAACATCAATTAGATGTTACTAAAGCTGAACATCAATTTAGTATCCAAAGTGATTCTTTAGATATCAAAGAAGATGCTCTTACTCACAAGAAAATTATAGATTCTGCTGAATTGGCATTAGCTACTACAGCCGATGAAATAACTGCCATTGCAAGTCCAAATGGTTAACACAAACAAACAAGAGGAAAAGCCATGCCAAAAGGTAAAGGTACATACGGTTCGAAGGTTGGGCGACCAAGAAAGAAAAAGAAAAAGTAACAACCAATCACCGACACGACTTTTTATAGAGTCATTTACAAATTTATTAGTAACTAAAGGAAAGCAAGATGGAAAAAGAAAATGAACAGAAACTCATTGATTTGGGTGCTGAAAGTGAAGCTCTATTGGCAACACCAGTCTTTAACTCAACTATTAATGGTTTGGTTGAAGCATGTTTCCAAGCATTTATAAATACCAAACCAGAACAAGAGGCTGAACGTGAAAAAACGTATCACCATTACAGGGCTTTAGTAGATATCATTTCAACACTCAAACAAAGAGTTGAAGTCAAAGACAATATCGAAAAAGAAAGGGAAGAAAAACAAAGCGACAAAAGCTAGAGGAGTAGAGGATCATGTCAAACGATAACGTCCAGAGTAATACCCCTGAAGAACCAGTAGCACTAGATTTAGATGGAGCTGCTGAAGCTATACTAAAAAACTGGGAAGACGCTGAAAAGCCATCGGAAGGTAATTTAGAGGCAAACGATGAATCAGTTGAGACTACTGAGGAATCGTCAAATGAGAATACTGAGTCTGAAGTAGAGGTTGAAGAGAATGATGACCTTCAAGAAGAAGACCCAGAAACCGAAGAAAGCGATGAAAGCGAAGTTGAAGATGAAACTTCTGAAGAACAGGAAGAAGAACCTGTTGAAGAAGAAGTAGCAATCTTAGAAGACGATGCTGTAGTCCAAGTTACGGTTGATGGTAAAACTGAAGAAGTATCAGTTAAGTCCCTGAAGCGACTGCATGGACAAGAAAGTAGTCTTACCAAGAAGTCTCAAGAGGTTTCAAACCAACGTAAAGAGGCAGAAGAAGCTGTTAATGAAGCTAATTTTGTCATGCAAAATATGTTAAAAAGGGCTGAAGAACGCTTTAAGCCGTATTCAGAAGTGGATTATCTTCTAGCTTCCAAAACAATGGAAGCCGATGATTTTGCATTACTGAGACAAGAGGCAACTCAGGCTGAAAGTGACTTGAAATTCTTAAGACAAGAAGCTGACACTCTCTATAATAAATTCAAAGAAAAGAATGTTGCCCAGCAACGTGAAAATGCTAAGAATTGCATAGAGGTCTTAGAACGAGATATACCCGATTGGTCTCCTGATCTATATGACCAGATTAGGAAGTTCAGTATAGATTCTGGTTTACCTGAAGAACAGGTGAACAACTATGCAGATCCAGTAGTTCTCAAACTACTGCACCAGAGTATGCTCTATTCGAAGATGAAAGAGAAAGCGACTGTGGTTAAGAAGAAAGCAGTTAAATCTAAAGTTCTTAGATCTAAAAAAGCTCCTCCCAAACCTGTAAGTAACAATGTAGCTCGTAAAAAGGCTGCATATCAGAAACTTGCAAAAAGTGGTGGTTCAGATTTAGATGATATTAGTGCAGCTATCTTGGCAGGTTGGGAATCTTAAATAAATTATCTTAAAACTAACCAAAGAGGAAAATATCAATGGCTACCTATACTACCTTAGAAAGTAGGGCGGTCTATTAGTAATAATAGATGCAGTATTCCGTGAATTGCTGGGAACTCTTAACATGTAACGATGAAGACAATCAGCAGCGAAGCTAGTGAATTAGAATAAAAGTAACTAGAACGTTCAACGACTAGAGAATGAGAATCTTAATCAATACTTTCTCCACGAGCGCGGAAGATCCCAATGGGATTGTAATATAGTCTGGACTTATAAGAAATTATAAGAGGTAGAGTTTAAACGGCTCTACGGTAACAAACGACACTTCTGTAGGACAAGCCGAAGATGTTAGTTCTTTGATCGCAATGATTAGTCCAACAGCTACTCCATTTATGAGCATGTGTAAGAATGAAAAAGTTTCTGCTCGTAACTTTGAGTGGATGGAAGACGCATTAAGATCAAGTGCTTTTATATGTTATTGGCACTTAATCGGGTGAATTGTCTGGGAAGCCTAAACATATTAATTATGTTCAAGACCAATAGTTAATGATGTAGGTAATCAGCAGCCTAGCTTGAAAACGACAGTTTTAAATGTATCAAGAAGGTTCAACGCGTAGGAATATGAATATTGTCAATTAATAATTATTCCCAAGAGCGCCCGAATGTTTAACAACATAAGATGTACGCTAAACTGTATGGAAACATACAGAAGTATAGTTTAAACGGCTATACGGTAATAAAAAGAATAACGCAAAAGTTGAAGGCGCAGACGCAGCCACAGTGACGATTAGTCCTGCGACCCTTCGTAGTAACCAATGTCAGATCATATCTGAGGCATTTGCTGTCTCTGGTACTGCTGACGCGGTTAAGACGCATGGTCGAGCAACTGAAACTGCCTAATAACCAATAACTTATGATATACATCTAATGTATATTATTTGTGTTGGGTAGTATAAACCATGTGAACTCAGGGGAAGCCTAAGTCTATGTATAGTAGATATGGTAATCCTGATCCAAGCCTACACTGTAGGAAGGTGCAACGACCATCCCTTATGGGAGTACACTCAAGTGAGTGGAAGCGCATGGCACTATGAATTTATAGTGATGATATGGTCTAGTCTCATATTAAAGTATGAGCTGTTTCTTAATGAAACGGTCTAAGATTAACGAACTTAGGTGAATATAAACGATCAACTATCAAAAACTCTTAAAGTAATCAAAAACGATTACGAAAGAGCGATGATAGGAGTCTCAAATGCAGTAGCAGCAGGAAACGCGAGTACTGCAAGAGAGATGGCATCAATAGATCAAATGATCTCTACATCACTTGATGCAGGAAGTAACTCAACAGACGCTTGACTAATGTTAAGGCGCGTATGTTAGTAATAACATAATGAAAATCGGATGAATTGCTGGAAATCCTAACGTGAAAACGTGGACAATCAGCAGCCAAGCAGATGAAAGGTATAAAAGTAATCTGAAGGTTCAGAGACTAAGAGGTGACTAGCCAAAGAATAAACCTCACACGAGCGTCCGATACCCTAACAAGGGTAATGATATAGTCCAATCAGTAAAGTAATTTACTGCGTAAGATAATTAAAAAACTTACGGTAATATTTGTTAACAGAAGCAAAATTGTTGACGTTACACCAAACATGTTTCACAAATGGATCTGATCCAAGTGTGTTCATGGTGAAGCCAGCAGATGCAAGTATCATTGCTGGTTTTGCAACAGCGACAGGAAGAAATCGTGAGATTGATGCGAAGAAACTTGTGAACGTGATTGACGTGATTCT